CTCGCAATGCAACTGTCTTGCTTCTGCTGTTGAGAGAAGCAAACCACACCATCGGTCTGTGTGTCAATCGCAATCGCCCTGTAACGGCTGGGCAAACGCAAGTTCATGTTCACCGCCATGCCCCTTGCTGAATCGCACTTTCCCATCGTTTCTGCTTGCACCGAGACACGCCTAGAATGCCCGAGGAGCAATTCACCCCCCAGAATTGCCCACTCGTGGTCATGCCTCGTTCTATTGCCAGAGGCGCAATTTGAGGTTCCGAGGTGTGGCGTCAAGAATGTGCCGATTCCTGCTGTTCTTGCGTCACTTCTCGATAAACCCCATCAATCTCCAGCATCCACGTGGTTTCCTTGTAAGGTCTGGCTTCGTACTGGTCGAGTGAGCAACTGAACAACTTGCAATACCTGTAGCCCCTGTACATTTCTGCAAGTTCAGGGTCAAGAGGCTCGAGCAGCAAGCCACCTTTCAAGGCTGCTTTCAGTTGGCGGAGTTGGCGGTATCCACTTTTGGGTCTGATGCACCCTCGAGACCAAACTCATCAGTAAGGTTGATATCTACAGCAGCCACGGTGAGAGGCACGTAGATGGGCCGTGGAAGGTCATCAACCTCGCTGGCGTTCTGTGGCAGTGGTCGGTCAAGTGACCACGAGACAAGACGCACGAAGACACAGGTACGCTGGAACAAATCAATGGTGTCAGCCTCCTCATCGGTCATCTCAGTGAACGCCTTCCACGTGGAAGGGTCAGTCTCGTCAAAGCCCACTGACTGGAGACGCTGAGCAACGCTCATGGCAACACGTGCCGAACGCCGAAGTTCCTTGACTTCCTTGTTCGTCATGTCCTTGTCATCCTTCAGAACTGCAAAGTTTCCATCAGGGAGTTGGATGGTGGTGCTCATCGCTTGTTTTCCTTTGTTCGGAGTTGGGTGTTGCGGAACGCTTGACTCTCAACTTGGTGCACGGCTATCAGCCAGTCGATGGCCTCAGGGCACTCAGAATCGAGTTGAACGTACTCTTGGTGTGACGTACCTGTGAAGATTTTGCGGTAAGTGTACTCTCGCAGGTAGTTCAAGGCATCCGAGCAGTCAGTGATGTCATCTGCTGGTGGGATTTGTGCCTGTAAATGCGCAGTCAGCCGTCGCAACTGTGCAAACGGTGAGTTCGGGTCAGAGTCTGGCCTGAAATCGACAGTAGCAGCAGTGCGACGGCTGAAAAGTTGTGCGTTGTCCATGTTATTCCCTCATCTTTTCCCGAGTGGACTGTGTTTTGTGCCTAGTAAGGCGTTGAGACTGAGTTGGTGGTGTAGGTGTAGATGGGAGCGTAGCCAGAATACTCAGCATCCGAGGTGTTTGCGATTGCCACGAAGTTTGCCGTGAGACTGACGTATGCCTTGCTCTGGTCAATAACCGGAGCCTCCAACTGCACAGAGTCCATTAAGAACTCCACCGTGTCATTACTGGCCGGGTCACTCAGCGTGACGTACAGAGCCTGCTGGTATCGCTCGAGCGCCTCAGCGTAGAAGTTCTCGCCATTCTCGACAACAAAAGTGAACTTGCCTTCCACGGAGATTGGGCCTTGGAAGTTGTTGTAAGGGTTCTGCTGACCAATGGTATGGATGGGAGCCGTGTTGCGCTTGATGGCAATTTCAAGGTTCTCAATCACAGCAACAGGCGTACCGCCGAATGAGGCTGAGCACGCCCAAGAAGGAACAAGGTGGCTCGAGGATTCGTTGGGAACAACAGAAGCAGCGCCAACCGAGGCAGCATTGCCCATGAAAACAAACGTGTTCTCCACAGCAGCGTCAACAGAAACGGCAATAGTGAGTTCGCTAATTCTTGCCGAAGTCATGGTGTAGGTGTTGTCAACTGAGTTATTCCACACCGTGTACGAAGGAGCCTGCGAGCCTTGGGTAGGGTCATTGAGAACACCAATGGTGTGTAAGTAAGTACCGTCACCGTTGTCGGTCACTTGGTCTTCGCCACCGAGGATGGCACGAAGCAGGTTTGGGTAGATGTCCGTGTACAGGTACACCTTGCCATCGAATTGTGCCTTCAACACGCCGGGAGTCTGGTCGTAGTGCATGACCGGGGAACCACGGAATGCCGAGTCATCGAGCCACGTGAGTTCCGTGACCATCTTTGGTCCTTCAATTGGTGTCCACACGCTTGGGCTTGCTGCCACTCCGTACACGGATTCTGGGGCAAGGCCAAAGTAGGAATTGGCTGTCATGTATGGCATTAGTTGCTCTCCTCAATCTCGTCAGCCGTTGCCGGTGACTCATCTTGCACCGGCTGTGCCGGTTCTGACTTCTTGGTGGCTGGTTTCTCGTCAGCCTTGTTCTTTTCTGGCTCCTGCTGCGGAACAAGCACCAGCAACGGATGACTGATGAAGTGGTCCACCACAATCTTGTCACCCTTCTTGGGCTCCCAAGTCTTGCCGTTGCTCTTCAAGGTGATGAACACTGTGGGAACGTCACCGATGTATTCGTAAGTGTAAGTCATGTTGCCTCTCTAAGTGTTGAGAATCTCACAGACAGTAACACGGACAACTGCTTGAAACAGCATAACTTGCCCATTCACTGTCTTCGGGACAGGGTAATCAATGCGAATGTCTGGTCCAGCACGCTGGCCACCTTCACCCCATTGGAAAATCACACTAGGGTCACCAGCGTTGCGGTCTGATTCAATCGAGGCTGTGAGGGAATCAATGAACTCATCGAACGCCACTTGGCCTGCTGAGGCGTCACTGAGGTCACTCTTCAAGATGCACAGAAGCGACAGCGAGTATGGCCGAAACTTGCGCCCACTGTGCGGACCACCAAATGCGATTCGTGTCTCTTCTTGGTGTTCGATGAACATGTAGATGAGCGCACCAACGCCTGTACCCGGTGGCACGAAGTTGAAAAGGTCACTCTCGTTGGAGACCTTTGGCAGTGCTGGGTACACAGTCCCGAGATACTTGATGTTCGAGTTGGCGGGCTCAAGATACTTGTACAGAGCGTTGCGAACTTCTGTCTTGGGCATCAGTACCCCACAAACGTCTGCTTGAATGGCTCGAGCAGCAACTGCGCTTGGTTCCAATCGGAGCCACTGTTTTGTGATGGGCCAGTCTGAGTTCTTGTGACTTCGCCAATGTCTTGGACAACCATTGCCCCTGAGCCTCGCTGCTTGATGAAGGCAGTGGTGGCGAGAATCGCAGCCTGCTTGACTGCGGGCGGGATGTTCGTGACCATAGACGAGATTGCATGCGAGTGCACCAGAGGTGCTCCGAGAGCAACGCTAAGGGTGCCGGGTGTGTAAGCCTGTGAGACCATGATTGGCTCATCATTCGGCATGTCGTAGATGCTGAGCCTTGTACCGGGCACGATTCCAGTGACGTCCACCAAGGTGATGGAGGTGTCTCCTGCTGTTGCCGGTGCTGCTAACTCAGTGACTGGCCAACCACTTGTGTACGTCCATTGACATTCGTACTGCCCGGTGCCAATCCCTTGTGCGGCGTTGACGTTCCACTGGACTGCGCCAACTGGCTGCACGATGAACTGCTGAGGCTCAATCCACACATTTCCTGCTGGCGTAATTGAGGCTGCTGTCGAGCCAACGCCACCGGCCATGTCACCGCCAAATCCCCAACTTGGAGATGAGATAAGGCCATACGAGAATGCATCAATGGACAAGATGGGCCAATACTTTGGGTGAACCACAAGTTGACCGTACCGATTGCCCCATACCCTGCCGTTCTCAACCTGCTGTGTAGCCGCAAGGGTTCCCCAAGCGCCGCAGGTGTATTGGTCAATCCACGAAGATGCACGAGCAATGGTCTCTTGCAAGGCCATCATCTGCACGTTCCAGTCCCCACCTGCGATGAGGTTGGAAATGTCCATCGAGGTTGGAGCGTTCTGGTACTCCGTGACCGTGATGTACGGCGTTCGCTTGGTATAACTGATGTCGTAAGGTGCGTATGCGCTTTGGTCAGTCATGTTGCTCCTTATGACAGAATGTAGTAGGGAGTGTAAGCACTACCGGCACCGGCATAAGTGGTGCCAATAGACGGTGGGTTGGTGCTCCCTGTCAAGGTGAAGGATGGAACAGGCAACAAGTTGCCAACAGGCACAAGACTCAACGCTGCGCCAATGACGGGCATCGTAGAAGCCGTGACGCAGATACCGACGTAGTAAAGGCCAGAACTTGGAACCGTGTAAGTGCTTGACGAACCTGATGCGATGGTAGCGATAGGCCAAGTAAATACGGTGTTCGCTGCAAGGCTGCTGAGGCCCTGTTGTGCCGTTGCTGCGACAAGGGTGAGGGTGCTGCTCGCATTGGTGAACAGTCCTGCCCAAGTGCCGGTGACGCTCGCTCCTGCGGTACTGTAAGTGGTGAAGGTGATGTTCTTTACAACTTGTCCAGCGGTGAGGTAAATGGCAGTCGTTCGCAGGACGCTGGAGCCGAGAGTTAGGACATTAGTTGCAGCCCATCGAGGAATAGTTTCCCCAATGATTGCTAGACCGCCGATAGTCGGAGCAAGGTTGATTTCTTGCAGGGCGATTTGAGAAGTGCTCCCTTGCGCTCCCTGCGCTCCTTGACTACCTTGCGCTCCCTGAGGTCCTGCTTGTCCACCAAGTTGAACAGCGTAAATGGTGTTAGCAGCGACGGTGGTATACATCATCGAGGCGCCGGGTGCCAGCGTGTACGACGATGAACTGCTAATCGCAGTTGTGCCAACATACAAGGTTCCGCCTGATGGTGGAGCGATGGTGATGTTGTAGGCAGACGAGTTGGTCAACCAGTTGTTAGTGCCGTAGG